GGAACAATAACAATGCCTCTATCAGCGAATACAAGAAATGCAACGAGATTGACGAAGAGTATAACAACAGCTTTTAGATTAAGAGTGCCACTTTCTTCTCCAGTAATGGGCTGGTGGAGAGTTAATACACTGGTGAAGCCTATATTTACAACGGCAGGAACAGCAACGGCAGTTACGCTTACCTTAAACAGCGGTGTATATAGAGATGCAACATATACGTGGATTGCAGGTATTACAACAACAATAACGGTAAAATTGGCGAATTATTTTGTGACTGGTACAACAACAACCGAAACTCCATATTCTATTACCCCTACTTATAATTTTAATAATATAGGACATTACAATGACGCTACAGCATTTTATTCTACTGCAATAAAGAGTATAACAGTGACAGTGCAAAATAGTTATACGAATGCGGCTGTAAGTGGTGCAACGATGGAAGTACGTGGTATTAATGGAGATAGTAGTGCTTCTGATGGTAATGCCACGCAGACCGTAACTACAAACTCGTCCGGACAGGCAACTGTATACGTGTCCGGTACTACAATGAGATACATAGTAAGTGCGACAAGATACGAGACATTAAACACCACCAATACGAATACCTCTAATTTTACAATCAAGCTGGTACCAAGTGAGGTGACGATAACGATAACGGTAAATGACGCGAGTACAGGTTCAAGAGTAGGAAGTGGTGTAATAGTGAAGCTGTCAAGTAACAACACCAGTACAGCATATAGCGGCACTACAAATTCGAGCGGACAGGTGGTATTGAAGATAAAGCCGGGTAACTATTGGTGGGAAGCAGGAGGAAGCACGACATGGGGAGGAAACGGGACAGGAGACTGGAATTATCCGAACCGTTCCACTACCTCAATCTCTCTCGTCAAAGACCAGTCCATAACAATAGAGGCCCTAAAGGTAGGGGTGTGGGTGAATGACTTTGCGACATATACAAATATGAATGGTTCGGAGACAGATTACACGGGATTTGACGCCAGATATCAAACGAGTGGCGCTATGCCAAGTAACAATCGTTCTATATTTACAGATATAGATTTTAATGAAAATAATAAATTTTTATTTTCATTTGGTAGAACTCAAGATGTAGCCAATAATAGAAACTTATTAAAAAATAAGGTATTCCGACCTAATAACAAAACAATGACGGGTGATTGGGATTCATTGTTTAATGATTATGATTATCAATATTTACAAGAGGTTCAAGTAGTTTCCAGTGGAATAACTTATTTTAAAAAAGAATCCGATAGAATATATTTTGGTTTATATGCAGCTATTATTAAGAATCTTCAACGTTATTATAGTGTACAATTTAATGTATTACGAGTTAATGAATTTTCTTCTTCATTAATGAATTTAGGTTGGAGCGAATATCCGATAAACCAAATTTGGGTAGATGAAAGTTTTAATATGTATTCGATAAATAATACATTATGTTCTATTTCAGCTTTTGAAGCGGATGGTTCTAATTATAATTACGGTTATTATATTACATCTTCTGCTGAAAGAGACAATAGAATTTATTTAAGTATAATGAAACAAAGTAATTATACCAATATAGAAAATATTGATATAATTGATATTTATTTAGATAAAACAGTGCAATCTTATCAATATAATTTTCTTACAAAAAGAATATATTATAAATACAATTCTTCTGCCGATGAAGTTCAAATCATTATTCTGGGATTTGCAAGAACATCAGACCAATGGAGATGTTTTATAATAACTTATAATGGAGACATCCAATTATTAGGTGCTATCAATCATAGATATAGGTCATTTGAAAACATCCCTTCTTCTGTTAATGATAATATGGGCACAAACGGCTGGGTTTCACCAAATTTAAAATGGTTCTTTCATACTCCTTTAATAAAAAATGAATCAAATTATTTTGATAAAAAAGGACTTGGTACAGTAAGAGGAGTAAATGCACTTTTTGATATGAATGGTTGGTCTTCAACTACTTATTATCAAGACGATGACTCGACTTTAGATTTGAGAAATACACTTGCAAATTATTATGTACTTGAAATTCAGTTTAATAAAAATAATAACAAAATACTTGTTCTTTGTAATGACACACAAGGTGCATTTAGAAAGGTAGTTAATAATGATTATGTAAATGGTTGTTCTCCTACTCATATATTTGCATTTGTGTATAACGGTAAAAAATGGGTTCAACTGTCTCAATCTTTAGTAGGATTAACTGATATATGGAACACATATCAAAATTCTATGTCTGGCAAAACAAATTTGGGATTTAAACCTCCGTTTATTATTTCTCCTAACTATGAAGGTAAATTAAAGATTAGCTACATCTATCCTGCTATGGAAAGGATTTATACAGCATATCAAGGAACATTAACATTTGGTGATTGATTTAATAAAGAGTAACTATATACCTAAACATTCTTGATGTAAATGGTATATAGTTACTCTTTAATTATCCATATCGTTTTAATCAATTATCCCATATTAAATTATATCTATATCCAGTTATAGGTTTGTTTCCTGCCGGGTACATATAACTAATAGAATTATTAACAAAATTAATATTAGGAAGATAAGCACTACCTTGTTTTCCGGCATTTAAATAAGTTGACGGGAAATCAGTATTAGCTGACACCGTTTTTGTTACGTTAACCCATTCTGTACTCAACGCAAAGAAATATATTACGTCGGGTTGAGTTCCTTCTATATACTTTAAATCTGAACCTAAATCAAAATCTCCAAAATGACCACGAGTGGAATTACCGAAAATCATCATTCTGTTAGATTTAGAATTAAATTTGATATCCAATATATAAATATTCTTACAATCTTCTGCAATTGCACTACCTTCTTTATCCATTGTATAAGAGGTTCCAGACCATCCAGTCATATTAAAAAGAGCTGATGACCCTTTTATAGCATGCAATCCTTTGGTATAACCTCCTATTGCAGTCGAATTGTTTTTAATATAAAATAACCATTTCAAATCTGGTGAAACCCAGCAATCTCCTCCAATTACAGATTTAACGGCAGATGGGATATTGTAATAACATTCCCAATTTGAAGCAAACCCTGCATTTGGATAATTATTTAATATATTTTTAGCTTTAAAAAATAAATAATCAAAATTATTGTAATATTGGTGATTATATGTTTCCGGCATTACTTTTACTAAAAATAAATAATCAGTATGTGTTACGTCTACAGCTTCACTTGTAATTTTATTCCAACACAATAAATAGTGAATATTAGAAAAAGGAAAACTTTCTATAGAAGTAAAATCAATTTCACTTTGTATGGCAGAATCAGTATTTGTACTCATTAATATAGTATTAAAAAAATAGTTTTTTGCAGCACTTATATATAAAGATACCATTACACCATTTGAAGCGACAACTGTTGCTACATTACAAGTAAATTTTTTCAAAGAGTAACTGTTATATATTCTTGTTGTGACTTTTTGAAAAAAAGCTATCTCATAATTAATAGAATTTTTTCTTTTAAAATTAATATTTCCGGATTGACTTCTATCATTAAAAATAAAATGACTTGTCATTATTCCATTATGTGAAAGCATAATAGATGAAAGAGTATAATATTGCAATCTATTTTCATAAATATATGACATATTACAGACAATAGTCGTAGGGTTATCAAATGGCTGTGTAGAAGCAGAATCCCAATATCCAGGTTTCTTATTTACATACAAGGGATTTAATGATTGTCCGCTATAAGAATTTCTTTGTCTAAAAGTCAAAGCTAATTGTGTCCATTCTCCAGTAGAAGATAATATACTTGATTTAAATGTCCAACCAAATGAATTACTTGGATATAGTAATTTACTTTCATCTGATTCGTTGTTTGTTACACCAGTATAAGCATATTCATTATCATATAATGTATTTGTATATTGACCCACATAATCTTTTTCAACCCACACCCCTACCTTTAGGGCCTCTATTGTTATGGACTGGTCTTTGACGAGAGAGATTGAGGTAGTGGAACGGTTCTACAGTATTTTTTCGTCGTGTTTGTTTTCGTAATATCCAAAATTAATTGTATTTTTACCGTGCAATTAATTGTAGTTCAACATGGAAGTAAAACAGAAGAAAGAAAACCCGTGTGGGGGATTATTTTTACCCCAGTCCACACCTATATATGATAATTTGCCTTTCAGTCGTTTTTTTGAGGAAAACGACAAGGAAGTAATACGGTGGGCAGAAAACGTGCTTGAAAAACTGGAAGGAAGGGGAATTTTGCCTACATTCCTAAAGAAGAAAGAGAACGAGGATTTCCGTGCCTTTTGGGGAACTATAACCCATATATTCGCTTTGATAGTGTTGTATGCAAGACAATACAAAAAGATAGACACGAATCAGATTTTGTTCGAGATGTTTATTCAGAACAGAGGTCTTGTTACTAACATGGTGGACAGCCAGGAACAGATGGAATATCTGTTTTATAACTACCTGGAAGAATACTCAAAACGTGGAAGACTTGACATTATAAGCAAGGAAGGCGAGATATTGGGAGAATTATTGCGGCTGATAAGATACAATTCGTTGGACGAATTCATTTTTGCCTTGTTGAGACCCGAAGCTACGGGGTGGGCGATGGGACACAGTTCGCCTACATGTGACCGGACGAATACGGTAATGAATGTATCAAAAGCGTATGAATATACAAAAGGAGTAGAGGATTTGAATAATTATCCTCTATTGATACCGGAAAGTATAAGCATAACGCAGGACGAAAACGGGGATAATGGAGAGATATTCAACGCTATGACATTTTTTGGCAATCAAGCCGTGGGCATAGACGGAAGGGTTGACCTGGACAAGCTTATAATCATAGACCCGAACCTATCCTACGAAATATCATTGCAAGTAAAAGTGTCGGCTACGGACAATGAAAACCTAAAGTTTGGAGTAGCTGGGTACGAGACGGTAGACGGAGAGCCGTTGTCTATGGGAATATTGGAAAACGGACAGATAACCGGAAGTTCCCTTTGGTTCCATGAAAACGAATATTTGGATATAAAGAATGACGGCATGTATTACTACATAAAAGGAATACTGCTGTCAACGAACGAGAAGTTTTTGAAAGCGCCTGCACTTAATTTCCCGTCTGGGCGTGCTTTGTCGATAATGCCGGGAATGAAGTATATCGCACCTATATTTATCCAGGAAAGAACGGTCGGAAATCACCCATATGTATATATATACGATTTTCATGTGAAACCCTTATATCTGCCGTTTTCACAAGGATATTTGGGTGAACGTGACATTATAGCCGCCTATTACAAGAACAACGCATATCAGAGACAATTTACTGTAGAGACATTCCTAAAAAACTACCTTGTTGGATATAAGAACATATTCGGCAGTGAACTGATACGTCCTTATGTAGGAGAGGAAGAATATCAGATATTGTTCAAGGTGTTTTCAAACCGGAATAAGTACATACCCAATGCGAAGATAACAGTAAACGGTGAAGAACTGATAACGGACGTTAACGGTGAGGCAAAGATAACGTTACCGCGCGGACAATGGTATTACGAGGTGGAAGCCGAAAACTTTGAAAACGTGGAAAACTCCTTATTAGTGGATAAGGATGCTGTAGAATATGTACAGTTAATGGGAGCCGCCTATGAACGGGTGGTTACGTTCTTTGTGCGCGACAAGGAGACAAAAGACTGGATGCAGAACGTGAAAGTGTCCTTTGCAGGAAAGGTGCAATATACCGGAAGCAACGGTATAGTGACATTTGAGGTATTCCCCGGTATATATGAATATGTGGCAGAATACGAGGACTATTATACGGTAAGAAGAAATGCTGAAATAGTGGATTCTACCAATATCGAAATCGAGATGGAAAAGATACCTTACTATAATGTAACTTTCCGTATAAGGGACGGTGTGGAGCCAGTATCGGGTGCATCTGTATTGGTGACGGGTGAGGGAATTCCTAACCAGACCGGAAGCTCTAATGCGCAGGGACTTGCAACCGGGTTTATATATCCGGCAGGAACGTATCATTACAAGGTCGTGAAAGAAGGATATATAACCGTGGAAAAGGATTTTACCATATACGGAAATGCGGTTATAGACATACAGTTCAATCCCATACCGAAATACAACATAAACTTTGTCGTGAGAAGCAACGGGTTGCCCGTAGCGAAAGCGGATGTTACTTTTAACGGCACAACCCTACAGACGGAAAGAAACGGGGTTGTGACATTTGTAGAGGTGGCAGGTTCTTATGCCTGGAAGGTGTCAAAGACGGAATTTAACGGGCAGGAAGGAACGGTGGAAGTCGTGGATAAGGACGTGACGGTAGAAGTTGACTTGGTGCAGATAGGCTATCTGATTGATTTTTATGTTACGGACGATAACAATACACCGCTTGACGATGCTTTGGTTACTGTAGGTACGGAATCAATAAGTACGAGTGGAGGGCAGGCGCAATTTGTCCGTATATCGGGCGGTTATAACTGGACCGTACAGAAGGAAGGATATTATACGAAACAAGGTGTTGTGACGGTGAACGGAGAGAACAAGAGAGTGGATGTACAATTAAAGCTTGTTACCTACGACATCATATTTACCGTGAGAATGAGCGGACAACCCGTTAAGAACCAGCCCGTAGTGCTTGGTGTAGGGGAGGATGAACAAACGGTCAATACGGACGCGAGCGGAAACGCAGTCTTTAACCGTGTGCCGGGCAGTTATCCGTGGAATGTGACAAAAACGGGGTATGAGCCGAGAACAGGAACGGCAGTATTGATAAACCAGCCTTTAGCCATAACAGTAGACCTTGTTAAGCAGACCGGAAAACTGACGGTAACGGTATTGGATGTGGAAACGAACGACCCTATTAGTAATGCGGTAGTGACGATAAACGGGGAAACGAGATATTCCAACAACAACGGTATCGCGGCAAGCTGGACGCTTGAACTTGGTGTGTGGGAGTGGAGCGCGTCTCACCAGGACTATAACCCGGCAAAGGGGAACGTGAACATAACGGCAGGAGACAATGCCTATACTATAAAGATGGCAGAAAAGGCATCCGTGCCGTTCAACGTGACGTTCCAGGCGACTATAGGAAGTGCGCAGGCTTCTGGGGCGACAATCGAGATTGTAGGACAAAGCGAAAAATTGACGACGAACGAATTAGGGTTGGTATCTACGCAATTGTTTTCGGGTACATACGATTATGTGGCAAAATATCCTTATTGTTATGACGTGGTGAATTCGTTTACCGTGTACAATTCGGACACCCGTGTTCCTATCAATTTTACCGTAAAGAGGGTGAATGTGAGAATACAGGTTGTCAACGGCAGCAATATAGGCATAAGTGGGGCACAGGTGACGTTTAACGGAATGACGCAATATTCCGATGGACAAGGATATACGACCTTCAATGTGGAGGCAGGAAGTTCCGGTACGGCCACGGCAAGCAAGCTTCCCCAATATAACGAGAACAGTACGTTTGTATCGGTAGGGGAATATGATACAAACGCAACGATAGTTCTTGGTGTAAATACCTATAAAGTTATTTTCGACGTGGTGGACGAGAAAGGGATATCCATAAGAGGAGTGCGTATTGTATGCGGAGGTACGGTAAAGAACACGGATGGAGCCGGGCATGCGGTATTCGGAACATACGTGCCGCCCCAGACATTAAGCTGGCAGGCGTCAAAAGCCGGATATCAGAGCCAGAACGGTTCTGTAAGCATAAGCAATAGCGACGAATATGTTAACGTCGTAATGACGCGCAACAAGTGCCAGGTTACATATAATGTGCGTACAAAGAGCGGTTCTCCTATTTCGGGCGTGACAGTGGAAGACAATATAAGTTCGGGTGTGACAAGCTCGAACGGTACCGTATCATGGATGGTTCCGTGTAACGATACCTATGCGTGGGTGGCAACAAGTCAGAATTACTTTACGGAGAGCGGAAGTTACACAGTAGGACCGGAAGAGTTCAGCAAGACGATTGACATAATAATGGAAGACGGTGCGGTATTGGAAGTAAGGGTGTCAAACGGTACGAACATAGCGCTGCCCGTACTTAACACTTCCTCTACTGGACTTAACAATTTGCGTGTGAAATGGGGAGACGGAGACCAGACATTAGGAACAAGTTCGCACACCTACAGTTCCGGAGGAACAAAGATAATATTGTTCGATTTTAATGGGATGTCTGCCAATTTATCATGGAGTGCAAATGGATTTTCAAGTTTTCAGAATTGTTTGACGAGAGTAATCAAGTGGTTTACTGAGGATGTGAGAACGTCATGGGGAAAGGGAGCTTTCCAGGATTGCAGTAGTCTTAAATCGGTTGTAAGCTGGACCACAAGTCTTATGAGCGGTTCGGCAGATTCATTCTTTTATGGATGTAGTAGTTTAAGAAGCGTTCCGGCAGGATTGTTTGATTTTATAACAAGCGGTACGTTTGTGAGCACATATCGAAATAGCGGACTGAGCGGTTCGGTGAACTTGTCAAGCGTGCTTGGAGGAAACTCGATAAGTGATTACTCCTATTGTTTCTATGGATGCAGTAATATTTCCTCTGTGAGTGGACAGTTAAGGACATTAAGTAATGGAACGTCCTTGAATTATATGTTTGACGGATGTAGCAGTATGTCAAGTATAAGTAATGATATTGGGGCGACAAATATAAAAACATGTATATACATGTTTTCCAATTGTTCTAATTTGCAGTCACCGTGCAGAATAACGTTCAAATATTTTTCGGGAGAGACAGTAAACGCATACGGTTTTTGTGATGGTTCGGGTGTATCGTCGTTACCGAGCAATCTGTTTTCCGGGACCGTGGGTGAATTGTTGTTGGGACGGGCGTTTTATGAATGTACCAATCTGTCAAGCATAAGCTCTGGTGCATTTAATTACACGACGAATGGAGGTACACAATGTATTGAAATGTTCTACGGTTGTACAAGCTTGCTGAATGTAAGTGGTGTGACAATTCCCGATATTAGAAATGCGTCCGGCATGTTCCAGAATAGCGGCTTGACTACTATAACATCATCTTTGTTTTCTGATTCTTCACAATGCAGTTCTTATACGCACTGTTTCAGTGGGTGTAAAAATTTGAGGACAGCAGGCTCGCAGGGCAGTCCTATCACACCGCCCGAACATTCGGTGACAGTGAATATCAATAGCATGTTTGAAGGGTGCAGCAATTTACAATCGGCAGAATATGCTTTCGGTGATGTAACCGAGAATAAACCTGGACCTACGGGAACTGATAATAATTATATAGAATCGGGGGTACTGAAACATATAGACAGTTGCACGGACACATTCAGTGGTTGTTCAAATATGACATCTCAACCGAGATGGGATTGTATAGTAGCCGGAGTAAAATTGCCGTCAGCTTATATGCCTCTGTTTTATTATTTTAAGAGAATATTCCAACCATATCAATTCGGTTTCCCGGATGTTGACAGTATATCCAAAAGCGGATGTTTCAGAGGATGTACAAAGATGAATGGTTACGACCAATATATTAGTGCTTATCCGGAATGGTTCTAATTTTGTAAATAAAAATTTATTGATATATGGCACAGATAAATGTTAACAGAAACACTTTCTTAGAAAAAGAAGAAGTGATGAATATGCAGTCTTTCCTACAGAACTCTTTGCTTGGAAAGATTCTTATTGCCGGAAGCTATACTTTCGGCATAGTGACAAATAACCCTACAAAATTCAAGTCCGATTTTGAAACCGTGGACACCTTTATAGACAACAAGGCGTTTGAAGTACAGCAGGGAACACAAGGAGGAACGGTAAGGATATTGCCGGGTATGGCGGTAAACTCATTGGGACAGGTAATAAACATTGTCAATATATACGATAACTTTGCCATCCCGGCAGACAGCGTGTATTACTGGCTAAAAATCGGGTATTCGACAAAAAACTACGAAAACGGATATGTGAGTATCAACCAGAAGGGTGTAGTGACCGGAACCGTGGATTTTTCCGGCAAGGTAAGAGGACAGGCAGGGAAAACCCCGGTAGCGATAAAGTTCTTGAAAGACGACGGTTCACAGCCCCTAAATAATGGCGTATATGAGATAGTCAATATAATAGACAACAAGAATATTGTATTAACGTCCGAATCCGATTTTGTTGCGGAAACAAATTTGCAAGTCGTGATACTGGGAACGGTACCTCTTGGAAAGGTATTCACGGACGCACAAATGGAAGGGCTTTACACCTATGATTGGTTTACGTTGGGGCTGACACAGGAAGTGACCTTGGAACAGCCGCCTACCAAGTCGGTAAACGAGTTTTATATAGCAAGAGTGAGAAACAACGGTGGTACGGTAACGATTGACAATACGGCAAAAAAGGAATATTGGTCTTTGGCAGGCATGCCGAAACCGAAAGAATAAGAAAGGAGGAGAAAATGAAATTATTATATACAGTAAGTTCTGGATATATGGCAGAACAGCAGAATGTTTCCTACTCGATAGGCGGTTTTGCATCTTCCACGGTGATACCTAATGATATGTTCGGCAATCTGTTTGACGAGTTGAGTGTAAATACGATAAGGAATACAAGAAACGAATACCGGGCTATAGTGCTGCACAATGATAGCCAGGAGGTGGCAAAGGGTGTAAAGATATGGTTTGAGAATCCGGAAACAAATGTGTGTTCGTTCAAGGTGGGTGCCGTGGGAATGATGGAAGGTGAAGACGGAAGCCGATATATGGGGAGTACACCTAATATATACAGTAGACCCTATACAGTCCAGTTTTACGAGGCTACGGAGGAAAACCCGGTGTCTATCGGGGATATGCAGCCGGACCAGATGATAGGCATATGGGTGGAAAGGAGTATAGACAAGGAAAAGGCTTTGGAAGAGTATAACAAAGTGGCAGAGAGGGATTTAGCTACGGAAACGAGATATAAGCCTATTCAGAAGGAAACACAAGAAATGTTAAATATGCAATTTTATTGGGAATAAGCTATTGCGTATGTCATAAACAAATATTATCTTTGTGGTGTGATTGATAAGGGAGTGTTAAGCCTCCCTTTCTTAATCGGGTTAGACATAAACAAATATTATCTCGAATATGAATAATATTGTAGAACTTAACGGATTGCAGGGTGTAAAGAGTGAAAAGGTTTACGCCTATTTTTCAACCGAACCGAAAGAGGTGCAGAATGCCCTGGAGCTTGGAATAGCATGTACCGGGGCTGATGATAACGGGGCGTACAACATTTATTTTGACGATGAAGAAAACATATGCTGTGAATACATGCAGCGTTGTGTCACGAAGGAGTTTAAAAAGGTGGAAACAATAGAAGAAGCTGTGTTGTGGATGGAGGGTTATTTTAGATGAAGACATTAATTTTTGATGTGATGCTGAACGAGCAGTATATCCATACATTTAAGTACAAATATAACCCTTTGTTTCCTATTGAGGAGGAAGAACTGAGGAAGTTTGTAGAAGAGAGATTGCCGACATTGAAAGGAAAGAAATTTAAGATTTTGTTTTAGGGTATGAATCTGAATGCTATCATAAAGAAATGGTTCTGCCGCCATGAATGGGAACTGATGTATGAGAGAAAGGTTACGGCATGGGATGAGTTAGGATGTAATAAATATATTGCCAGATATTACGTCTGCAAGAAATGCGGTAGATATAAGAAAACAAAAAGTTATTGATATGAAACAGACAGTAGAAAAGGCGTCAATAGAATATGCTGAATCGGTTATTCGTTCATTTGGAACATGTGGGGTACCGAATGGAATTTTTGACATCAAGGAAATGATTGCTAATGGTTTTAATAGTGGTACTGAATGGCAGAAGGAGAAAGCTATTGAAGCTTTGTCTTCTGTACTGGAGGACTGGGTACATGGTGGTGATGCAGACTGTATAATTGCAGAATTTGAAGAAAAATTGAAATAAAATGGATGAAAGGAAAATTCTTTTGTTTAAGAAGGGGTGTTATGATGTCGGAACACGTTTTTCTTTTGTTGTAAACAATAAGATTATTGAAACGGTTATAAGCGATGTAATGATTGATTATCATAAAAATATCAATTATGAAAAGCAATCTGTAAGGTATCATTTCTGCACTATGGACAAACATTCGTTCGATGAGTTTTCCGAAAGAGAGTTGGAAGATATGATACGCAGGGGAATTGTTTTATGTATTGAGTGATAGAAAGGAGATTGAAAATGATAAAGAAATGGTATAAAGTTTCGTGTGATTTGTGCGGAAATGGTTTAAATCACTATGCAGAATTAAAACCTACTTGCACTGATTTAAGGAGAGATGGTTTTAAAGTTAAAATCAATAACGGAAAGGTGTTTGTTTTTTGTAAAGAGTGCTATGAAAAGATAAAGAAGGAGACAAAGAAATGAAAGGAAATGTATTTGACAAAATAAGAAAAGCATCTAATAAATACATAGAGTATATGCTTGCTTGTGATAATGTAGCTAAAGAAGCGCAAAAGCATATAGACTGGAATAACGATGTTTCGTGTGAATATTATCCGGGAGATGGTGTTTGTATAATGATAGAGGAACATGTTTGTCCTGCATCCACATTCTTTGAATTGGTTGAAGAATCGGAGGATGGCATGGTTGACGAGAATACCTATATGAGAAACTGCATTTGATATAATTACTAAAACATAAAGTTATGAAAACAGAGAATATGACATTTAGTGAAGCTCTTGAAGCGATGAAGCAAGGGTACAAGGTGAAAAGAGCGAGTTGGTCTGTTGGCTATATTTATTTGAAAAACACAAATATTGTTATTGATGATTGTGACAATGGGTTTGAAAGTGTCAGTATAGACTATATCTTTGCTACCGATTGGGAAATATACAACGAACCAAAGCCCGAACCGCAGTTTGAAATCGGAGAATTGGTTATGATGCGAGATAGGATTGATTCAAAATGGTTTCCAGAACATTTTGCCCATTACGAACCAAAGAAAGAAGTTCCATATATGGCAATAAGCGGAAGAGATTATGTGCAATGTGCCAAATTTGATAAAGACATAGTATTCACCAATAAACCAGCAAAGTTATGATACAGAAAGCAGAATTTGATAAGTTGCAGTTTGGGGACAAGCTTGCACAAATAACTGAGAATGGAGAACTTTACACCTATAAATACATAGGTCGTGACCCGGGATGGGAAAACAGGTATGCCTTTTTGAGTGGTGGAGATGGTAGTAGTGCATTACATTACAACCGTGATTTTATAAGTAAATTATTCTTTTACGATTGCTATTCCGAGATAAAGAATATGGCAGATGCAAAGAAGGCAAAATACTATCGCCAATGGCTGGAAGAATATGAAGGGAGGGTTAACAAGTAATGGAGAAGGACAGTCTAATTCATGGTGATTGCCTTGTAGAAATGCAAAGAATACCAGATAATAGTATAGATTTAATTGTTACAGACCCTCCATATAAATTAATAAGTGGAGGTTGTAAAGGAGGATTGAATATACAATTTAATAAAGCTGATTATTCCAAAGTATCAAAAGGTGAATTTTTTGAAATACCAAGGTTTGATGCGTGGATAAAAGAATGTTTTCGTGTTTTGAAAAATGGAACTCACTTTTATTGTATGTCAAATGATAAAAACTTAAATGAAATATATAATGTAGCTATTAATTGTGGATTTAAGGAGGTTAATATATTAGTGTGGAAAAAGTATATGCACACTCCTCTACCATATTATATGAAAAATATTGAATTTATTATATTGTTTAGAAAAGGCGGTGCAAGAAAAATAAATAATATGGGTAGCTTCGCATTGATTGAAAATATAAAAGGGATTTATGGTAATAAAATTCATGTATCAGAGAAGCCCGTACCCTTGTTTGAGGAATTCATTTTAAATTCAAGTAATGAGGGAGATATTGTATTAGACCCTTTCGCGGGGAGTTGCTCAACAGCAATAGCTTGTATAAATACAAACAGACATTATATAGTTTTTGAAAAAGAGAAAGAATATTATGACATAGCTTTTAACCGTATTGAAGAAGCTAAAAGATTGAAGGAGGTGCAGTAATATGAAAGAAGGATTAATTAAGATAAAGAAAGGTTACTATAAATATAAAGGATATAATATACGTTTTCATGGTTATTACCCTCCAGACCATTGCGTGTGGTGGGAAGCTATTAATGAGGAAACACAATGTGCAGATTATCATTGTCATACATTAAGGCAAATTATTCAAGAAATAGACGAAGACCTAAAAAAGTAAGAAAATGGATATACATATAATGAAGCCGGAAAACCAGATTCTCATTGTAGACGAAAAGGAGTTTTACCGGATAAAGAAAAAGGCTGAAATGACAGACAGTGAGATAGAAGCTATGGTGGAGAAGCGTTTTTTGGAATACGTGAAAGATAGCGGTATTAAACTTTCCTACGAAGTGAACGGAATACCTTATATATTTCATTATGACTTGTTGAGTGAATTGAACTATGAGGAAAGAGGATATCCGGAATCCGTGTCAGAAAAGGTGAAGCATGTTATCGCAGACGATATAACCGAGGCTTTGAATGACAAGTTTAAAGGACTGAAAGACGAGGCTTTGAATTATGCGTTAAGCGAGTTTGACAAGCGGAAACACGGTTTGGAGGCTACTGCAAAAATATGGAAACATTTCGCATTAATCTTTATCATTACGACTATTGTTCTAACAATTTGGCTATTTTTATTGTAAAATGATGTTAAACAACCCACATTTTACACATAAGCACTTGCGTATGTCATAACATAATCTTATCTTTGCATTGTGAGATTAAGAGATGATAAGTCAAACAAATAAAAAAGATAAGGTTATGAAAGAAAGATTTTTAGAAAAGTTCATTATGATGGAGTTTGTGAAAGGCAATTTGGATTCACAGGAACAAGTCAATGATATGGTTTTTTTGATACAGAGAAAGTTGGGCGTATCAGTGGAGAATGCAGGAAATTTTTTAAGAAACGCAATCGGTATTAACGCTTAATAGAGAATGTCATGAAAGTATATATAGCGAGAGATAAAGACGGTAGACTGTTTAAATATCCTTATTGGACTGGAATGTTAGCGACAGAAATACCGCATAAACATATGTGCGCTTATCCTTTTGACGGTAATCATTATATTCAAGGCAAAGATTATCAGCCAAAGAAAGGAGAAGAAATAGATAAAGGTTTATATCCCGAAATCACCTATGAAAATTCACCTATTTTGGTTGAGCAGAATTAACAATAGCAATTTGTTTTCTTCATATTATAGGGCTATGTTTGTAGCCCTAATTTCTAAAATCTAATAAAATGGCTCAAAAGTTGTCTGCCGGATTTATGGCAGAATTATTTAAACTTGTATATATGGATTTGGGTATTACCAAGATGGTGGTAAATAATCTAACTTATCAGTTAATACCTAAAGAGTGGCCCGGTTTCAAATTCTTGCTAAAAGAGGCAACGGAAGTATTAAAAGAGAAAGATAAGGTTCCTTCTTTGGGCGTTGTATCTCAAAAATACGCTGATAGTGATTTTGTGATTGAAGCGATAGACGCTGTGCAGGCAGCCGCTAAAGTAGACAAGGAAATCATTATAGACCAGTTGGAAGCGTATATCAAAGACGTGGAATTTCAGCTACTTTCTAAAAAAGTACATGATTTGTACGAAGAAGGGAAGAAAGAAGATGCTATACGGGTAAACGCGGAAGAGAGCCAAAGAATTTTATCCCTATCATTAAGGCATGAGGCAGGCGGTTTTCAGAAAGTGTTCTCTGATTTTGACAAACGAATGAAGAGGAGACGGGAAGAAGAAGAGGGGGAGGTTCCATCACGCGTAATGTTCGGACTTGATAAGATAGACCAGATTTCAGAAGGCGGTGCCACAATGGAAGATACCGTGTTATGGATAATGCGTTCGGGTGTCGGTAAGTCTACTGTATTGAGATATCACGGTATGCAGGCAGCTTTTGACGGACACCCGGTCTTGCATATACAGTTGGAGGGCGGTGCGCGTGCGTGTCTGGAAAGATACGACCAGTTTTGGACCGGGCAAAAATACGGGAACATCAGAAAAGGTGTCATAGATGACAAGTTAGCCGAGAAAATAGAAAAGGCTTTTGAAAACATGAAATCCTATTCCAAGGACATAGATGTTTATTCTTTTGAAAAATTCGGGCAGGCTACTATGGTGGATATCCGTAACGTGATAGTTTCCTATTACAAGAAAAACGGTTATTATCCGCATGTATTGATATTGGATTCATTAGACCTTGTGGCAACCGGAACAAACCGTGTTGTAGACAACAACCCTACATTCAAAAAAGAAAAATTACAGACATGTGCACAACTTTTGAAAAACTTATGTGTAGAGTTTAAAATGGTGGGATTTACGGCAGCACAAGCCGGAAATGTGCCGTTGGAAATATGGGACAATTCGGACAAAGTGATAGACAGAAGCTATACGGAAGGGGACAGGACACTTGTAAAGCCGTTTTCCTTTGTGTTTACAGGGAACCGGACAAGAGAGGAGAAGAAACAGAACATAATGCGTATCTATATGGATAAGGTACGTGATTATGATACGGTAAAAGATACGTTTACCATTGTGACGGATTACGGCAGGGGACGTTTTTGTGACAAGGCGCTGACAGCCGAATATTACGGAGGTGACAAGGGTTTCACGTCCTCTACATCTGGAAAGAAGACAAGGAAGAAAAAGGATGAAGACGGTGAAAAGCAAAATGATGTTAAAACAGAGATGATTTAGACATAAGCACTTGCGTATGTCATAACATAATCTTATCTTTGTAATGTCTTCTTGAGGGAGACAAGAAAAAGAAGTCAAACAAATAAAGATAAGGTTATGTATAAGACAACTTTCATTTCAGCAGAAAAATTTAACACAAGATGTTTAGGGTTGATAAAAACGAGGTAATATCCGAACTGAATCTATCTTTGTTCGGGGCAAAGGGGTTCATGCAAGACCGGAACAAGGAATGCCCTTTTTGTAATAAAAGGGGGAAATGGGGGATAAAGTTTAATGATGCTGGAAATAACGGTGCGTTCCATTGTTTCAAATGCGGCATGAAGACCACCTTAAAAAAGTTCCTGGAGAAGATAGGAAGGAAGGACCTTATAAAGCAGGATTACGAAAACACCGTAAAAATGCAGAAATTAACACCTCTAATAGATGATGAAGAAGAGAAAACAACAGAGGAAATTAAGGAATGCACCCTTCCTAAAAAACTGGAATATATAGAAAAGGACGAATATTTGGATAAGAGGGGCTTTGTAAAAAGATATTATGAAGAATTCCGTCCGGCAGAAACAAAATTCTTTCTCGAAAGAAAGCTGCATGATAAGTTCATATTCCAGTTTACCATGAACGGCAAATTAGTCGCATGGCTGGCACGTTCAAAGAAAAGTAAGGATTGGCACGAAGAAAACCTTCAAAGGTTTAAGGAGGGTAAAGAAAAGCTTGTATTGAGGTACGAAAATTCGCGAGACGGATTCTCCCATGTGATAGGAGGGTATGACAATATAACGGACGAGACGGACACGGTTATAATCGTGGAAGGGATGTTTGACTATATATCGGTTGACACGAAATTGCATCTTTATGAATCACCGGATATAAAGTGTGTGTTTACGTTCGGAAACAACATGGGGTTAAGCCAGATAAGGCTATTGAGGGACAAACCAGGCATAAGGAACGTGATTTTGATGTACGACCCCGACAAGCCGGAAATGATTAAGACAGTATCAATGACCTTACAAAGATATTTCAATGTACAGATTGCCGAACTGGAAGACAAGAAGAAAGACCCTGGGGATGCGACACAAGAAGAACTCCTATGGGCGCTTGACAATATGACAGAACCGATTAATTATTATACAAGACATTTATAGTGTTGATTTTTTGCCATTTATCCTAATTTTTGTTAGATTTGAAGTCAAAAATAAGGATATGGAAAAATCGCGGAAAATCAGTCTGGAGCAGTTTGTAATTAACTTGCAATTGGAGTATTTGAGTTGTAAATTACGCTCGATAGTTTACAATCGTATAGAAAGTGTCGAGCTTGTGAAGATATATAAGGACATAGCGGAGAAGAAGAAAGCAAAGATTCTGAACTTGAAACAAAGGTTCCGTCTTGGTACGATGTTTGACAGTGACAAGGCGTTTTCAGATTTTTACTTGAAGGAATTTTTGCAGGAATACGGGTTGCCGAACTTGCAATATTCGGAGAAAACGAAAAAGTCGGTTATGTTCTGGGACAGGTTCCACCTATTGAAACCAGGCACTATAGTGATATACAAGGGAAGGGAATATAAAGTGAAGATAAACCATCCGAATGACGATAATGTGGTAATATGGGTTAATGACATACCGGAACAGATACCCTATACTTATTTCAAAATGAGATGGTTAGAAGAAATTGATATGAAAGATTTAAAATAATTGGAGATAATATTTGTTTATCTCAAAATTTAATTCTTACTTTGTATCACAATTAAAAACAAAAGATATGAACTATTTTGAGTATGAAGAAAAGGCGGCTACTACAGCTTGCTATAACGAAAAAGTGGCTTTATCCTATGTGACACTTGGCTTGTGTTCGGAGATGGGAGAAACCTATGAGAAAATCAATAACGAGGCAGAAACGGAAGAAATCTCTAAAGAAATCGGGGATATGTTCTGGTATCTTGCCATGATTCGCAAAGAATGCAATCTTGACATTGAAGGTTGGGATTGGAAAGAAGCTTTGACAAATGCGGAAGGTGCAGGCGTGTTTGATTTGCCCGTGGAAGTCGGAAAGATTGCGGACCAGGTTAAAAAGTGGTTGCGTGATGATTGGAAAGACGCGGAAAACAATGTATTCCCGGAAGCACGGAAGAAAGCCGTTTTGGAAGCCTGGAAGAATGCTTGGAAGGTAATAAACAGCATGATTAACCGCGTAGGGCTTGATACGGAAAAGATTGCCGAGCAGAATATAGAAAAACTGTTTTCGCGTAAACAACGCGACAAAATTCACGGAGCAGGAGACAACAGATGAGGAACTATGACAAAATATTAATGACCGGGGCGCAGGGCACGGGGAAGACAACCCTATTGAAAGCCTTGCAGAACGAACCGGAATTTGACAACTGGAAGTTTTACACGAATGTTGTCAGAACGATGGTTGAAGAAGAAGGGATAACCATTAATGAAGAAGGCACGTCCGAATCACAAAAGAAAATATTCGATAAATACACTCAAATAATGGAAGATGCCATGAAACAGCCTTCCATTAGCGACAGATGTATTATTGATGTGAATGCCTACACTTCATGGCTTTTTGATAATTGCAGCCCAAAAGACCCGGAATATAATAACCTGGCAGAAGAAGACTTTAAGGAGAAACGACAGATTGTAAAGCGAAAATATGAATTCCCTTTACTTGTCTATCTTCCTATCACATTCAGATTGCAAGGTGATGAGGTCCGTTCGGAAGATGAAGAATACCAGAAAGAAATAGACCGGAAAATAAAGCAGATTGTCGATAATTACGGAATACCCTACATTTCTGTTTCCGGTTCAACGGAAGAACGAGTACAGCAGATTAAAGATGCCGTATTCGGGAAAAAGGAGGACTGATGTATGGAAGTTTCTTTGTTGACTTTGAGAAATGTAGGTCGGAAACTTGGAATGCAGAATGTTTCCGGATTCAGAAAGGAAGACCTTTTGCAACAAGTTGTTGAAAGACTGGAAGCAAAAGGAAAGACGCTTGAAGAATATGCAAAGGAGGTATCTGTAAACACCCAAAAAGGGTATGTAAAGAAAAAGTTCAATCTTTCACCTAAAGGAGAAAACCCGTACAAGAAAGGAAGCATATCTTATAAGGTATGGGAAGAACTCGCAAAGAATGACGGACGTTCATTCAGCCGGATTGCAAAAGAGCTGGGAACGCATTACAACGTTGTTTCCGTTTGCTGTAGGAACCATTTTGACAAATCATAAACTTGCCGTTTTTATTTAGATTTGATTTTTCACGGGGAGTGTAAGTAAATACGCTTCACTCCCCTTTACACCCTAAAAATATGAATGAACTGTATAAAGATTTAATCAAATATTTGGAGGATAACTTTCTATCTTTCAATGCTTTGGATAATTATATTATAGAGATTGACGGGCAAACATTCGAGTTGTTTGAACCTTTCCAATGGGACAAAGAGGATAACGGAATTTTCTTTGACGATTCGTTCCAGTGGGTAGGAGACAGAACGGAATGCGACAACTATGTCTTCCGGTTCGGTGATGTATGGTATTATCTTAAAAAGGGAGACGAGAATAAAGTAAAACTTAACCGATTGCAGTATATCGGAAAGGCAAATTTGTTTGACGAAAGCTTGAGATTTGACACCTATATAGGTGTGCACGGCAATTTTGAATTGATGAACGGAATGCACTCTTATTCCGATTGGGTAGAAAAAGCGAAATTTTTAGGAATAAAAGCGCTTGGTATATGCGAAAAGAATACGCTTGCATCAGCGTTCAAGTTTCAGAATGCGTGTCTAAAAAGTGATATAAGACCTATATTCGGTATGGAAGTTACTGTATATAACGAGCAGAAGGACGTGCGATATACAGTAAAGCTGATAGTCAAGGACAAGGAGGGATGGAATAACCTACTGAAAATAAATAAGATTTTGAATGTCGACGAAAAAGGCTTTATCACGGAAAAGGAATTGCAAGAAATGAAAGACGGGTGTTTCTTGTTGTTTGACCCGAAAACATGTATGTTTGAAAATCTCCCCATATTGTCAAGAAAATGGAACGATACCTATTACCAGCTTGATACTGTGGAATACAAGAAGAATGACCGGGATAAAAAATATCTTGACAATCTGAAAAAATTCGTGGGTGTATATAAACCCGTGGCGGTATGTGACGCCTGGTATCTTGAAAGGCGGTATGCTCCTATAAGGGAAAAGCTTAACAGGCTGGCAAAGGTTGCGAATTATGAGAGTGACAACCAGTATATGAAGAATTACCAGGAATATTACGAAGAATTGTCAAAACTGATATTGAATGAAGACAAGTTTTTCGGACTGTTTGAAGAAGCTTTGGTAAATCTTAATTACATATCGGTAAACTGTAATTATTTGCTGGAAACACAGGTAAGACACGCACCTAAATATGTAATGACGGAAGAGGAGAAAAAGAAATATGCTTCCAATACAGAAATGTTTGAATCGCTTGTCTTTGACGGACTGGCAGAACATCCAGAAATACTGGACAGATACAGCGAAGAGGAACTGACAGAAAGACTTAACACGGAAATATCCATCATAGAGGAAGGCGACGTAGTGGACTATTTTTTGATGTTGAGGGATATTATTAGATGGGGAAGAGACAATAACATTTTGGTCGGATTGGGCCGCGGAAGCAGCGCTGGAAGCCTCGTTTCTTATCTCCTTGGTATTGTCAATGTAAACCCGTTGGAATACGAACTCCTATTCAGTCGATTTTTGACAAAGGGTCGTTTAATTCGGCATGAAGAGGAAGAGATAATAACGATAAATGGAGAAAAGGAAATATCCGGGAATACCTTTATAAAGATTGTCCGGAATGACGAGGAAATGATAATTAGAGCCAAAGAGTTAAAAGAAGGTGACGAACTGATAAACGAGTAATGGTATGATAGTAAAAAATATTGAAATAAAGCGTCGGGCAAAGACCGTATTAGGGTCAATGCCCGATATCTGACCCCTTCGGGGGTAACGAGTTGACACAGATTTTCCCGGCAGAAGACGGGATGAAATAAAAGCTTACATGGAAGAGCGGTTTGGAAAGGAGCAGGTTTGTTCGCTTGGTACCTACACCACCTTCCAGTTAAAAGAAGCAATATCCGATATGGCGCGTGCAGATGGCATACCAGTACAGTTATACAGATGGTTTACCGCTTGTATTGGAGATGATAAAGAAAAGACGATAGAAGAGTTTTTCAAGACTGTATGTGGGAAAGAGGACCTAAAGAAGTTTGTCAAGGAACATACAGAAACGTTTAATGATATGATGGTAATTCTTGGTTCGCCTAAAAGCCAGTCAGTGCATGCGTGCGGAACCGTAGTATTGCCGGACGGGAAAACATCCTATGAGTGGATGCCCGTACATACACAAAAAGGGCTTGTGGTTACAGACTGGGAAGGTTCAGAAGTGGAAGAGGCAGGCTTCTTAAAGGAAGACGTTTTGGGGATTATCCAGTTGGATAAGTTCGAGGAAATGTTACGCTTGATAAAGGAAAACCACGGAATAGACGTTGATATATACAGTCTTCCTTTGGATGATAAGCAAGTGTTTGAGTATGCAGGCAAAGGATGGCTGGGCGATGTTTTCCAGCTTGGTTCAGCCGGATTATCGGGATATTGTGTAAAAATGAAACCGGAAAACATAAACGAACTGTCTGCATGTGTGGCTCTCTACAGACCTGGACCTATGGAAAACAATTTCCACAACGAATATATTTTGCGGAAGAACGGGGAAAAGGACTGGACAGAAGAAATGCCTATAGGCGGTGAAGAAGTGGTGAAGAAAGATTTTGGACTACTTGTCTATCAAGAAAGTATAATGTTATTAGCCCAAAAACTTGCCGGATTTGATTCTGAAACAACAGACCTTTTGCGTAAATGTTTGGGGAAGAAGGATTTAAAGAAGATAAAACTTTATAAAGACAAGTTTATTACTAATTATGCAAAAAATTTTGCTTCTAAGGGTGTCACAAAGGAATACGCGGAAAATCTTTGGAACCAAATGGAAGAGTTTGCAAAATATTCGTTCAACAAATCTCATTCCGTATGCTATGGTATGACCGCTTATATATGCCTATGGCTTAAGGTACATTATCCTATTGAGTATTGGAGTGCTACATTCTCGTTTGCGAAAGATGAAAAGATACCTTATTATGTAAACGAAATACAGCAGTCCGGTGAGATAAAGATACATCCAGTAGATATCAACAAGTCAGATATAAACATTGTGTCCGATTATCGTACAAACAGTATGTACTGGGCATTCAATGCAGTAAAGCAATGCGGAGAAAGGGCGCAGGAATATATATCGGAAGAGAAAAAGAAGAATGGTCCGTTTTTCTCCTTGGAGGAATTTATAGACCGATGTGTGATTAAAGGCAGTCCGGTAAATAAATCTGTCATTGAGAACTTGATATTTGCAGGCGCATTTGACGAATTAGAGAATATCCAGGAACCGAAAGACCGTTTGGCGCTTATTGAGATGTATCGTGAGAATAAACGGGTCAAAGTATTGGAGGATAAGGATTTACTTACCAATATTATGAAAGTTCGCAAAGAACGTAATAATTGGTGGTGGCTGTTGCAGCAAAAAAGGACGTCCGGTTTTGCATTTTTTGATTATTATGATTTGGTGAATGAATATCATATGCCTAAATTAGACGACGAAACGGAGTTCCAGGACGTGTCTCAGATAAAATTTTGGGACGCAAATTCCAAGAAAACCCGTCGTGCCGTGATAGGCGGTTATGTAATTGAGATAATAGAGAGAAAAAGCAAGAAGGGTATATTTGCCACTATAGTATTGGAAAGTAATTATGAGTTTATAAATGTAACTATTTTTCCAGAGTTGTTTGAAGAATACGGAGAGTTTTTAAGGGGTAGTAAAAAGAACATTTTGTTGGTTAATGGCGTGATTGTGTGGGATAAGTTCAGAGGAGAATATATTTTGCAGGCGAATGTTAATTCATTGTTTACAGTATTGACGTAAAATATTTTTGATATGAAAATTATGGTAGAAATCGGTACCAAGACCGTTGTTTTGGTATCACCGGACAAGGACGAGGAGATAGAACTCGATGATGTTACGACAATCAATTACTCGAATCTTTATGGAGAGGCGGTAACGGTATCTGGATTGCTTAACAAGGTCGGTCTAATGAAAGTTGAATACGAAAAGAAAGCGAAGGAAGAGAAACTGTTTTGTGATGTGTTTGCAGCTAATTTGAGGAAGAAATTAAGGAGGGAAGCGGCTACAAATGGAGGAAGAATAACGATTGACGGAGAATCATTTAAACTGACCGAAAAAGGGCTGGAGGATGCTATATTACTTAATGAGCAATATCAGAAAAATTTGATGAATCTTATTGAGATAGAATCGAAGCGAGACAAGTTAGACACCCTATTTTGGGCAGTACAAAGCAAGGACAAGAAACTTAACAATTTGTTGCCAAAGATTGTACCGCAAGACTTTGAAAAAGAGCTTATTGAAGGAAAGATAAATACTTTTAAGATAGTAAAAACTGATTATTAATTTTTAAAAATTTTGTATTATGGTATTTGACAGAAGTAAGTACAAGAAAGCGAGTGTTGAATCAATTGACGAAACAGTAGGGAAAGCAGCCGCAACAATGGGCGGTGGTTTTGGACAGGGCGGCAGGGCCTCATTTTTTAATCTGAGCGAAGACGGAAGATATGTATTGCGCGTATTGCCGTCGTTGACAGGAAAACCCTATATGCCGAGAAAGACGGTTAAACTGCCTATTGAGTGTGCGGTATATGACAAGGACGGGAAAGACACCGGAAAGAAGGAAATTAGACAAAGAGACGTCTTTACTTCTGATATCCACAGCAACCGGATGAATGGCGAGGATGCAGTGTTGACCTATATCAGTCATGTGTATAACCTGGCAAATGATATCCAGGACAAGGAAGAGCGCGCAAAATTCCTCTATCCTATCAGCGGTTATCGCAACAAGCAAAAACAATGGATATGGGGCATGAAAGCCATGCTTAACTATGTGGCTTATGTATTGGCCGAAAATGACGTGTACCGTCTTGATTTGCGCCCGGATTGGTGGAAGAAAATGAAGAACATTTCTATGGAGCGCGCAGGCGGTTCTGACGATGGTATTATTAATCTTGACATCTTTTCTGACCCGGACGAAGGTTATCCGTTGATTGTCAATGTCACCACGGACGAAAACAAAAAGAAAAATTTTGACATTACTTGTGGTATGCCGGATGCTAATAAGCGTCAGACTTGGGACGATTTCTTTGCTAAAAACCGTGTATCAGACGAAGTGTTCGGTATCATGGAGGAATTGCCTACCCTGGATGATATGTATGTGGACGTATTTTCACGTAAAGACTGGGATATGCAGTTGGAAGGATTGGAAAGAATCGACGAGGAACAATCATACGGTATTTTCCAGGACGACGTATTCTTGAACAAACTCGAAGAACTTGACAAATTGGTTCCGGAAGAGGACGAAATCAAGGAAAAGAAAGCTCCTAAAAAAGCCCCCGAAACAAAGAAGGTGAAAACGGAGGAACCGAAAGAAGAGCCAACAAAGACGGAAAAGAAAGCAGGCGGTTATCCTACATTGACGAACCTCAAAAAAGAACTCCGTGCCTACATTGCCGATAACTACGAAGACAAGGAATTACCGGAAGAGTTGACCGTAGCCGAACTCCGTAAATGGTACGACATTGTACAGGAAGGTGGAGAACTGCCTTTTGAGGATTACGAAGAGCCGGAAGATGAAGAACAAGGAGCGGCAGACCCAGAACCGGAAGATACGGCAGTTGAAGAAAGGGAAGCATCAGCAAGCGTTCCTAATTCCATTGCGTCGCGCTTAAGAAACTTGAAAGCGAGAACTTCAAAATAAATCACACAAGGAAGGATAATTTTTACCCTTCCATTATTCCTATTATTATGAAAAATCTTTACAGAATAATCCTTATTTCGGGTATGATAATAATACTCATATTGTTATTCTTATCTATCAAGAAAGCAAGGGAGAATGAAAGGTTGTTATATGAAGTGGAATTTTATACCGATTCTTTAAACAGATATACAAAGGTTTACAATTCCGAAAGTTTTTCTAAATTGAAAAAAGAAAACAAAGAATTATACAATCGATTGAAGGAAAAGGAAGCACTTGTAGAGGCAGTGGAATTTGAATGGAAATACAAGTATGAAGGATTGGAAAGAGAGGTTTCCGAATTGAGGAAAACGGACACCCTCTACACATTCAAGGAAGAAACCGATACGGTGGGATATGACTTGCAAGTATGGGCTACACACCTGGCAAAGTATAAGATTAACTTTAATATAACCAACAAGTTTTTATTGACAAATCAGCGTATAGGGGACAGTAACCGTATGGAGATAACTTCCCAATTGCCCGGAAAGATAGGCGATGTCACAATGTGGACGAAACCGGAGAAAAAGAAAAGATTCGGTTTAGGGTTGTCCGTAGGTGCCGGATATGGAGTATTCAATAAAGATTTTGATGTGTTTGTAGGATTAAGTGGAACATATTTAATTTGGTAAGATTATGTTTGTACAGATAAACAATAAGAGGATAAAGATTACCTCTATCAGCAGATATAATGATGAGGGATATTCACAGTCGACAAAGAAGTTCAGAATCGCTTTGAAAATATCCAATGTCTGGGAAAGCTTCTATTTTGACAAGGAAGTAGAGAAAGATAATGTTTTGAAAAATCTTGACAATACATTAAAGGTGACAGCGCTATGACCGGGAAAATGATAATAAGTACAGACTGGCACTTGAAGACGTCCAATATCGAAGAAATAACGGAATTGCAAAGGCAGGAATTGAACGTAGCGGAAGACAACGGTATAACCGACCATGTGTGGCTTGGTGACATATTCGATTCCCGTATATCACAGAGGCAGGACGTCTTAAATGCTTTTTCCTCTATACTTGATATGTACGCGAGGATGGGACACACAGTATATTGCATTCCAGGAAATCACGATAAGAGCGATTATAGTTCAGACAGGTCGTTTCTGGATGCGTTTAAATATCATAAAGGGTTTAAGTTGATAACTGACTTGGACGCTTTCGAGATAGGCGGTGTAATATGCTATTTTATGCCGTTTTTCGACAATGCGATATGGTTAAAAGGGATGGGTGATGTGCTGAAAGAAAAGAATCATAAGACGCATGTATTATTTACTCATATTGCTTTTCAAGGAAGCAGGAATAATGATGGTAGCGAGGTGGAAAGCGATATAAAACCTTCTCTGTTTAAAAACTTCGGTATGGTTTTTTCCGGACATTATCATGATTTCCAAGAAATAGGGAAAAATATTGTACACCTTGGAAGCATCACGCAGAACAACTTCGGAGAAGACGAAAAGAAGGGGTTTTGGTTGTTGGACGATGATTTGACATATGCACTTATTCCGTCAAAAGGAAAACGGTACAGAAAAGTCACCGTGAACCTGGAAAACACGACTTTCAAGCAAGCGGATAAGATTGTAAAAGATTTTCAGAAGAAAAACAAGGAAGATTTTATTCGTGTTGAATTCGTGGGCACAAAAGATGCAATTTCCTCTATCGACAAGGAAGAATATAGAAAACTTGGTGTGGACGTGAAAGTTAAGTCCGTAGAACTGGAAACGGAAGAGGTGGAGACAGCAGAAGAAATCAAAGCTTTGTCCGGTTCTGATATTGCAGACAAATTCAAAGAATTTTGTAAACAAAATGATTACTCCTATAATGAGGGAATGGAAATTTTAAAGGAGGTGTTATAATGGGATTGGAGGAATTATTTGGAAGAATAGAGAAACGTTTCGGAAAGGAAGCGGTAGTAGGCAACGATATAAAGGTAGATACTGTGTCTTCCGGCAGCATGGCATTAGATGAAATATTAGGAGGCGGTTTTGCGCTTGGAAGAATACACGAAATATACGGAGGATTTTCCAGCGGCAAAAGCTCTGCGGCATTACATCTAAGTGCATCCGTACAAAAAACGCTTGGAAAAGCGGTCGGATATGTAGATACAGAGCAAGCGCTTGACCTGGAATATGCAAAAGCGCTTGGAGTTGATTTAAGCCGCGACAAGTGGATAATGTCTCAGCCGGACAGTGCGGAACAGGCACTTGAAATCGTGCGTGAGATGCTGGAGGTGCCGGAAATCGGATTGGTAGTGCTTGATTCGGTTGCCGGATTGGTGCCGGAAGCTGTTTTGCAGGGTGAGGCAGGAGATGCAAAGATAGCGCTTGTGGCGCGCCTTATGTCACAGCAGCTAAGTATCTTAAAAAACGTATGTAAGAAAAACGGAAACATCCTCCTATGTATCAATCAGACGAGGCAGAAAATCGGGGGTATGGGATTCGGTCCTACAACAACCACACCAGGAGGCGAAGCGCTTAAATTCTACGCTACTCAAAGAGCGGAATTTGCCCGTATAGGCACGGAAAAGACCGATGGAGTGGCAACGGCCAATAAGACACAAATAAAGGTTGTAAAGAATAAGATTGCACCCCCTTTCCGTGTATGCCAGGTAATGTTGGAATACGGTGTAGGATTTGATACGGTACAGGAGCTTATAGATATGTCTATAAGAGAGGGAATTTGCTCTAAAAAGGGTGCCTGGTTTTACTATGGCGAGACACGTTTAGGACAGGGAATGGATAACGCTAAAAAAGCGTTATCGGATAAGGATTTGTTTAATGAAATTAAAAATAAATTGATAGAGTCGTTATGTGTCCCGAAAGATTGATATTAAGAAATTTTTTGTCATTTGAAGAACTTGATTACACCTTTACAAAGCAGACTTTAGGAGTGACTGGAGAGAACCGAACCGAGGAAGACCAGCTTTCCAATGGTAGCGGAAAATCAAGTTTGTCACAAGGCTTGTTCTACGCGATATATGGTGTTAATCTAAGAGGAAAGGAAGACAAGAAACTGATACGTAAAGGAACGAAAGAAGCTTATACCAAAGTTGAAATATTTTGTCAAAAACGTAAAGAAACGCTGATAATTGAGCGTACAATTCCGTTGAAAAGTTCTTCCAAAGTATCATTAACCCTAAAGAAAGATGATGTAGAGACGCCCGTAACGGTAGTTACAGTGTTGGACGCGAACAAATATGTGATTAACTGGATTGAGATTACACCGGAAGACGCCAAGTCCTATTATATCGTAACCAAGGGTAATTATTCGTCTTTTTTTCGTTCGTCCAATACGGAGAAACTTGCCTTGATAAGTCGCTTTGTCAATTTCTCCAATATTGACAAGACAAAAGGCGTGATTTCCGAAAAAGTCGGAATATTGGAACAAGAATTGCACAAAGAAGAATGCTTGAAAAATGTTGCGGAAGGCAAGAAACAAGCCTATGAGGAACAGATACAGCAAGTGTTAAGCGAAGACCCGGAAGAAAAGAAAAAGGGTATTATAGGTGAGATTCGGTCAGAAATATATTCTTTACAAATTCTTATTGAAGACCTTGTAAGGATGCGTATTCCCAAAGCGGAAAAGGATATCGAAGGCGTAGACAAGGATATCGAAGGGCTTATAAAGCTGAAAGAAGAAGTAAGTAAAGAACTTGAAAGCTTTGATATGGATGCTTACAAGGACACCTATAAAGAGATAGACACGGAAATAGCCGGACTAAAGAAAGACAAGTCAAACAAGGAAGAAAGGCGCAAGGATTATGCGCTGAAATTAGCTGATTATGAGAAGAAATTACAGAAGGTCGAAGTATTGCTTTCTGGTGTCATTGTGTGCCCTAACTGCAATCATAAGTTTTTTATGGATGCTGACAAGGATTTTGAAGAACTGGAGGCTGACAAAGAGGCTTATAAAACAGCCATTGATAAGAATACGGTAAAGAAAAACGAATATGAGACCTCTATAAACGAACTGGAAGACCTTATCTCCCAATACCAAGATGTAAGGAAAGAAACGGAAGAGGAAGAACGTAAACTGCGTGTCCGTCGTGGAAAGGTGGTTGATAAGATGATGGAGGTGGAAGACCGTATAAGGGAGTTTGAACGCGAGAAAAAGGGATATGAAAACTCCATTGTAAAGATGCGTTCAGAAGTTGAAACAAACCGTTCTCTTATTGATTCCAAGACTGGGTATATAGAGGAGTTGAAAAAGCAGAAAGCGGAAAGACCCTCTATCAAAGACCAGGAAAAGGCGGTAGAAAAACTTTCCAAGGACATAGAGGAAGGTAACAAAAAAATTCTTGACATAAAGAACGGTATTTTTAAGGTACAGCAATGGGATAGCCGATTCAAGGACTTTAAGATGTATTTGGCAATGGAGCAGATAAAGAATATCCAAAGCGCGGCCAATGATGTACTAAAGAAAATGAAAAGCGATTTGCGTCTGATGATTGAAGGTTTCAAACGGAACGCGAACGGAACATTGAAAGAGGAGATAACGCCCTATGTTTTCCGTGACGAAATGGAAAGCTTTTTCTTCTATTCGGGCGGTGAACAGGCACGTGTGGAAGTGGCTCTTATCATTGCAATACAAAGCATGATTAATGCCACAAAACAATATGGAGGCATGGATTTTTTATTGCTGGATGAAGTGTTGGAAAGCAGCGATTCTTTGGGTATAGAAAATATAATAGCTTCTACGGAGTTTTTGAAACAATCAATATTGATTGTTACGCATGTACCAAAGCTTAATGACGAGATAAAGCAACTTAAAGTAATAAAAGAAAACGGAATATCAAGACTGGAGGTGTAACATGAAAGTATTTATGGGATTTGACCCCGGAACAAAGGGGTTTGTATCAATGATTGCGGAAGACGGGACCTTTGTCAAGGCTGAACCCATCTTTAAGGATATTAAGGTAGTGGATATGATAGAGACGGCAAATAGGATGCTTGCTTTTGTCGAAGGTTACGAGGTCCGGCATGTTGTGATAGAGGATGTGCATGCACTGTATGGTTCTTCGGCAAAAGGAACGTTTACGTTCGGTTATAATTCGTGCGTACCGGAACTCTTTTGTGCAATTGCCGGATTACCCTATACAAAGATACCGCCTAAAAAATGGCAGTCGGACATGCACAAGGGTATAAAGATGGTAACAAAAAACGATGGTACCAAGACAGTAAAGGACGTAAAGAAAATGAGTATCGTGGCTGCACACCGTATTTTCCCGGATGTGAGTTTAAAACGGTCCAGCAGGAGCCTAAAGGACGATGATAACTTTGCCGATTCTTTATTGATGGCTGAATATGGACGTAGACATTTTAAATAATAATATTATGGAAGAATATATAAGAAAAAGTTTTGTGGTGCCTAACGCAGCAATAAAGGTTGCTTGTTTTAAGGCAGGAATGACGGAAGAAGATTATTATAATACATTGGGAGAATGCCGAATGTATGGTGATAATAAAGAGAAGAACAAAGAATATCAAAGGGAATTGTGCCGGAAGATATTCAGACCGACACCGGAAGAAGAGGAAGAAGATATCAACAGGTGGAAAGAAGACGGTGCAAAAGTTATGAGCTTCGAGGATTGTGTAACCTTGGTATTGGAAGGATTGCCAATTAAAACAAAGAAAGATGATATATTGGAAATGTGAAAACAAGGAATGCACGGAGTTCGGGAAGGAAATTATAGAGACGCGCCCGATGTTTAAGTACACCGACAAAGGAACCGTGCCTATTAATGTGCCTTATTGTAAGGTATGCGGAAAACAGATGGGGTACCGCGAGGAATTGCCGGAAAGTGAAGGTGATATAAACGTGGCGTTCGCTTCTTTCGGTTCCCAGTCCAACGAAAATAAAGCCTCTATCCTCAAAGACAGATACAAGAAAGGTCTTGAAAAAGACGGTATTAGCGAGGTTATAAAGGCTAAAAGGGATAAAATGACTAAGGACTTTTTCGGTGGGTGATATGTTAATTATATGTTAAAATGACATAAGCAGTTGCGTATCTCATAACATAATCTTATCTTTGCAATGTGAGATTAAGAGATGATAAGTCAAACAAATAAAAAGATAAGGTTATGAAATTAGAGATTTCAATAATGATGATTCTAAAATGTTTAATGAAGATGGTAGTTACAACTATGAGGAACTGGACGCTTATCTTGAAAGAAACAAGAAAAAGAACTATATGAAAGCCGCTTGCATGAGGATGATTAAAAATTATCTTGACAGAATGTATGACGGATGGAAGTTCTACGAGAAGGATTATCTTATTTATGTGAATGACTTTAAAAGATTTGGATAGTGAACGAATTAATAGAAAATATATGGACACTTGTAGCTCTCACGGGCTACAAGTTTATAACAGTGAATTTTTTAGGAACATACAAGGTGTTCCTGGTGGAAAATTTTGCCACAAAAACAAGGGATAATCCGTTTAACGAGGCGCGCGGAGCGGTGGATATAACGGAAGATGTTAAGCACCTTACTTTCCAATTGTCTGAATTGAACCCTATCGGAATAGACATCCGGTTACAGGGAAGACCGAGAAAGGATTTTAAGTTCGGAAGTGACGATTACATTTACTTTATTGCTAACAAGAAAAACGAATTTTGATATGGCAAGCGAAAGATTAACGATTAGTGAAAAAAGATAGGATTGCAAAAAGCATAATCAAGCCTATTGTAGAACAATCAAGAAAAGAATTTGAAGATTTTGGAAGATTTGCCGACGAATTTTTCAAGAAAAATTTACCAAAAGATGTTATTGAATTTATGGATAAATACCCTAATGTAGTAAAAACCAAAGAATGTATTTATCTGGTAAGTTTTACACGCGAACGAATATACAATATAGTAAGTTATATTGAAGTAAATTATTTTGTATATTCGTTTATAACTGATGCAAAATTTGAAGAATTGAAAAATTCGACGGAAGCAAAACTTTTTGTCAATAGAATGATTGAGTTAGATAGGAAAGCATCTAATATCAAAAACCGGACAAAATGCGCACTTGAAAATATCAATACAACAAAAAAATTGAAAGATAATTTCCCAGAAGCGTATGTTATTCTCACGGAAACTTCTAAAGAAGATGTTAAGAGGAATGAATGTGACAATATAGAAAAATTACGTGCAGAACTTTCAAAATTATAATAATATGGTTAAATCGAATTTAGACCCTAAAGTATTGGAGGGTAAAATAAAAGAATATAACAACGCCTATCGTAGAGGCGAACCGGAAATAACGGATGCGGAATTTGACGCGCTTGTAGAACAATTGCATGAGGTCAACCCAGATGCGGATTGGTTCAAGAAAGGGGTTAATGACGAGGTTTCGGGAAGAAAAGAAACCCTTCCTATCCCCATGTACAGCCTGGAAAAGGTAAAAACTTATGACGAGATTGTAAGGTGGGTAAAGTCATGTGGACTGAAAAATGAAGACCGACTGATTATCACTCCTAAATTTGATGGAATTTCCTTATGCGTGGACGAATATAACAAGAAGGCGTGGACGCGCGGAAATGGCGAGGTAGGACAGAATTGTACTTCTCATTTTGAACAGATGATTAACCACGAATTTAAGGACGTGAAAAGGACAGAAGGATATTATACTTTCGGAGAAGCCATTTTCCGTAATTCCACTTTCTTGACATTAAAGAAGCGGACAAATTACAAGTCAGCGAGAAATGCGGTAGCAGGTCTTGTCAATTCTCCTACTGTATCTCCGAATATGAGGGATGTGCAGTATGTAAGGTATGGATATTCTAACGAGGATTGGGACAAGGTAAGCATGATTGCCTTTATGAATGACAATTCATCTGTAAAAGTCCGTTATGTTGAAACGTTCGTAGAATCAATCATTCATAGCGAAAAGATGTTTAATGAATATATGGACAATATTTTCAAGGGCATAACGAATGATTACAAGTGCGATGGTCTTGTTATAGACGTGGATAGCGCAAAAATAAGAAAAGAGCTTGGAAGATTGCCGAACGGCAACCCACGTTATGCAATTGCCTACAAGAACCCGGATTGGTCGGAAAGAGAGGAAACAGAGGTAGAAAATGTAAGATGGCAGATTTCAAAGGACGGCAGATTATCCCCGGTAATCGACATTACACCCGTTGAATTGTGCGGAGCTACGGTTTCCAAATGTACAGCATATAATGCCCGTTATGTAAAGGATAATTTTATTATGCCAGGTTCACGTGTCATTATTTGCCGTTCTGGTGATGTGATACCGAAACATATATTTACCGTGTCTTGGACTACTTTAAAAAGTTGTTTGCCCGACAAGTGTCCCATTTGTGGGAAACCTTTGGAGATGGACAGAAACAATGTGGACTTGATTTGTTTCAACAAAAATTGTGACGGTGTAATGCTTGCCAAATGTGTATATTTTTTCAATACTTTGGGTTTTGAAGAGTTCGGAGAACCGACAATAAAGAAGCTATTCAATGCCGGGTACAAGACACCGGACAGCATTCTCCTATTATCGGAAGAAGACCTTAAGAAGATTGAAGGCATAGGAAATGTAGGTGCAAAGGTACTGTCAAGACAGTTTGAAAACTTAAAAAAGAAAGGTACGAACTTTGCAAAATTATTGACAGCCTATAATAAATTTGGGGGTGTAATAGCCGAAAAGACATGCCAAAAAATTCTTGACGGATTAAAGTTATATACTTGTAAAGATGTAGCTGATTTTGCAAAAGAATGTGATGAAAGTTGGGCGGCTGACATTGAAGACAAAGTTGAAGGTGTCGGATTTAATACAGCTTTAGCATTTGTTTTAGGTATTGAAGATTGGTGGGTGAACGATGATGATTCCGCACATATCCCTATAACTTATTACGGATTGGAAGAAAAGACCTTTGAAGGACAAATGACGGTTGTATTTACCGGATTTCGTTCGCCCGATACGGAAAAGAAATTAACGGACATGGGGCATAAGATAGGTTCTTCTGTAAGCAAGAAAACAACATGCCTGGTGGTGAAGGAAAAAGGATTGAGAACCATCAAGGAAAAGAAAGCGGAACAATACGGAATACCTGTTTTCACGTTTGAGGAATTTAAGGAAAAATTCAATGTTTGATTGAGTTTCTTTTGTTTGTTTGACATAGTGGGAGAGGCTGGTTTGAGAAAATAAGCCTCTTATTTTTGTAAATCTTTTGGTAATGAGATATTGGTATAGAGATAAGGACTACGTTTATATTGGCTTTAATTATAACGCCAATTTTGTAAATAAAATGAAACGTGATTTCGGAGCCAAATATAACCCGGCTTTGAAAGAGTGGTATTTTGAACCTTCTTTAGAAAAATCTCAAATGTTAAAATATTTCTTGGAGGGTAACGGATTCAAGAACGAAAAACCGGAAAGACAGATAGAAATCCCCCTAAAGGAAATCAAGCCCCTTGTAAATGAAAAGGAGTTGAAAGAAATGTTCGATTACCTGGGATTGCCGCTACATCTAAGGGATTATCAGATAGAGGGCGTGTCCTATATGGTTAATCATGGCAATTGCCTTAACGGTTGCGGTCCGGGCGTAGGGAAAACAAGACAGTCCATAGCACTGGCAGAATTGCTTAACCTATTCCCCTGCATTGTGGTTTGTCCGGCAACGGTAAAACAAAGCTGGGTCAACGAATGGAAGCTGTGCAACCCTAACAGAACGGTACATGTGATTGATTCAAAGGACGAGACCAACACGGACTGGAAAGCGGATGTTACGGTAATAAATTATGACTATCTTTTCAAACGTAGTGCAAAGGAAGAAGGTAAGAAAGAAGTAAAACTTCGTTACAGCCGTTCCCTTACCAAGAAATGGGGGTTAGCGGTAATCGATGAAATACACCTATGTAAGAACCCGAAATCTATACGTTCTAAATGCGTGCAAAAAATCGTGGAGAATGCAGAAAAAACCATAGGATTAAGCGGTACGGCAATTATGAACAGACCCCAGGAGCTTATCAATATATTACGAATTCTTGGAAGATTTAAAGAGATATTCCCGGATTCGTTATATTATCTCTACAGATATTGCGCTGCAAAGAAAACGCGGTTTGGACTTGTATGTACCGGGGCTTCGTGTACGATGGAACTGAACAAGGTAATAAAGCATTACTGTTATTTCCGGAAGGAATTGCGAGACGTGGTGAACGAATTGCCGCCTATAATCAAACAGACAGTGAATGTACCGATAACCAATAAAAAGGAATATAGGAAAGCAGAAAAGGATTTTATCGAATGGCTGGCTAATATTGACATAGAGGCGGCAGAACGTGCCGTACGTGCGGAGCAGCTTGTAAGGTTGTCCGGATTGAAAAAGCTGTCTATAAATGGGAAAATAAAGTTCATTGTCCAGTTTTTGAAGGAATGGAGCGAAGCAAACGAGGACGAGAAAATGATAGTGTTCGGTATCACGACCGACATACTGGAAAGGCTTGGAAAGGAGTTCAATAACAGTGAGGTTGTGACCGGGAAATACAGCACGGAAGAAAAGATGCGAAAGGTTGAGACATGGAAGAAAGAAAAGACCTTCCTATTTGCCAACATTGCATCATTATCTACGGGTATAGACGGTTTGCAGAAACATTGTTACAACATGGCGTTTATTGAATTGCCGCAACGTCCGGCAGAACTGGAGCAGGCAACCGGGCGTATAGACCGCATGGGGCAGACGCAGACTATGAACGTCTATTTTTTGCTGTCCAGTGACACAATAGACACGCAGATACGCGAATTATTAGACGGAAAGATAAAAGTAACGGATGCAGTCAACAAGGGTATTGACGTACAGGTAAGCCGTGACGATTCAATGGATATTGCACTGATAAAGAAGTTGAAAGAATGGAAAGAAAAGAAATAACAATATTTACCGACGGCAGTTGTGAATGGAAGTCACGTCTTGGCGGTTGCGGTGTGTATATCCAGGAAGAAGGAAAGGAATACTTTATCTCCAAAGGGTATAGCGACACCACTATAAGCAGATGTGAACTAAGGGCGATATTGCATGCCGTGCAGAGCATGAAAAAGGACGTGCCTCTAAAGGTTACGATATGGAGCGATAGCCAGTATGCGGTTAGCTGTATGACAGACCCGGAATTAAGACCGACGGTAAACAAGGATATTATAGAAAAAATAAAACAAGAACTATGCGAGCGTAGACGGATGGTCGTACGGTTTATGAAAGTCCGGGGACATGAAAAGGATGTGAGTAACCCTATAATATACGGGAACCATGTAGCCGATATGCTGGCAGATTATAAGAATTTTGATAATTACGAACTTGATAAAATAATAGAATTATGAATGAGGATTTTGTTTTTACTAAAGAAGAGAAAGTTAACAAATTGTTTGAAGTCTTGAACGTATTAAAGAACAATTTGCAGTGTAAACGCATGGTTTCAATGTGGAACCACACGACCTTGATATAGAGATGGAAGGGATAAGCGACGATTCATTACGCGTTTTAAAGACAATGGCAGGGATAAACAAGGACATGAAAAGCGACATCCTTTCCGAATATCCGGAAACAAATCCTCTATATCGTATAAAGATAGAGGATGCGGACGTAGACATATGGGTAATGAATAAGATAGACTACAACAGGACCGTTTTCTACAATAATATAGAATTCGGTGATGTTCTAAGCGTAGTTAAAAAGAAAATGGACATGAAGCGCGAAAAAGACTATAAATCATTGGCAGATTATATCAATCAGTTAACCTATTTTACAAGATGAAATGGAGTGACAGACAATTAGCCATTTTCGACGCATACGAAAATACACGGA